TAGGGTTAACAATATACCAAGGTAATTTACTTTGTTCACAACTAATTTTATCTGCCTGACTAGGTTCTGGAGGTGTTATAGGATGACTATGAACAACGGCAATAATTTCGCCTACATTATCTGCTTTTACATAATCCTCTGGATCGATAATAAAACACTGATTATCTGTGATTGAAAGATTACGACATGGATAGTATCGTTCTTTACCTTTGACATTTAATAACAGCCCACAAGATTCTCTAGGATCTTCACGTTGAGCATGAATTAATGCTTTATATTTCCAACTCATTGTGTGAACGTACCAATGCTAGGAAATAAAGCACGAGTACATTGACGTTTGGGTGCTCTAACACCAGCCATATCAATAGCTCCAGCTAATTCAAATTCTACTACATCTCTATTTTCTGCTGATTTACGATCTACTGTAAATACTTGACGTTTAAACTCTGCTGTAGGATCAGGTGTGCCTAATGGATTACTACCACCACTAAAATTTGCAGCATCAAGAAATCTTGCCATTGTTCTTATTCTGGTAAAGGTTGCACCTGTTAAATCATTACCAGCTGTTGTTTCATTAACAAGTAATAAAATAGCTGATATAGTTCCTAATGCGTTACTAATAACAAGTTTTGGTCTTGGAATCTGACCACGTTGATATGCAAATCCTGTAGCTTCTATGGGAAATCTAAGATAAGAATTACCAGCCCATACTATTTGACCATTTGCATTTAAATTACTACCAGAATGAAATCTATAAATTGTTGTTGCACCATGTAAAGAGTTATCTAACTGTAATGTAAAAAGTTCAATAATTGCAGAAGGATTTATTTTTTGAACTTCACTAAATACAGGATCAGTGCTCATGGTTCAAACACCTCTCTAAATGTTACCTGTATTGTTGCTCTGTTTAAATAAGGAATTGATTTACTCCATGTTTCACAGACAAACTTAGAAGAACTAGCTTCTCCTGGTGGAGTAAAATCAAAGCTAGCACTATCATTTGCTCTTGCATCTAAAAATGTTTCTATAGTATCTGCGTCTGTTTCTGAAACCTCAAAAGTAAAATCAAAAACTTTTGGATTTTGATGTTGAGCTAATCCAAACAATATTCTGTGCTCATAACCATCAGCAAAACGAACAGTACGAGTTAATGGTGCAGATCTTTTTTGCTGTCCATATCTAGGAGTAATCGAAGGAAAAGTAGCCATTATGCAAGTAAACCTCCAGGTCTTTTCTGTTCTAATAATTCAGATTGTACTGCAACTGATATAAGTCGACCAAGTTCTCTACCTCTTTGCTCATCACCTTCAACTGAAGATCCAGAAGCATCTACATTTACTACGACATTTGTAGAACTACCACCTAATTCATGATTAGGAGTAACTCTTCCTGTAATACCTGGAGTAAATAGTTCTGGCCCACGTTCTCCAACAATATATGATTTATTAGGTTTAGTAACACCACCATTTGCAAAAAAACCACCAATACCTGGAATTGCCCGTAAAAAAGAAGTAGCAGCAAAATCTATAAGTTGCCTTTGGATCGCTCCAAAAACACTACGAGCTACTTCGCCAAGAGTTTTAGTACCATTTATCGCACCTTCAATTGCATCAACAAGCCCTGATTGAACTGTGTTTGCAATACCTTGATATAAATTATTTACACGTTCAAGTTCTTGTTGTAAACGTAAAGCATTCTCAAATTGATCTCTTTTTTGTTTATTTATTTCTTTATCAAATTGAAGAGCTTTTCTATCAAACTCTCTAAGTTTTTCTTGAATCTGAGCTTCTCTAGTTCCTAAACTTATTGACTCGTTTAAGAAAAGATTTTTATCTGTAACAGATTTAGTTATTTCCCTATATTGTTCTGCTCTTAACTTTTCTAAATCAAGATTTTTTTTATTAGTTTTTTCTGTTTGCATTAATCTAAGTATTTCTTGATTTATTCTTTCTTTTACATTTCTATTTTTTGTTTTATCTCTTTTTGCTATTAAATCCTGTATCTCAGTATTATCACTTGTTAAAGCATCTTTTAATAAACTTCTTCTTGATAAACCAGTAACTCTCCCACTACCATCTCCTCCTGCAAATAATTTTGCTACATTCGCTGCAACTTCTGTTAAAAATCTTGTTATTTCACTTTGAAGTTCTCTAGTGCCTTCTGCAAAATCTTGTAATGCTTGCACTCCATCTTCTCCAACTAATTTCTCCATATCTTGCATAACTAAATTAAATGCAGCTTGTTTGCCTTGTGATTTTTCAATCAATTTTATATATTCTGCTTGAGGTGTTCCTGCAAGACCAAGTGCATTGGTAGCAGCACTAACATCAAAAGAAAAGAAAGTAACTGCTTTTCCTAATTCTTCTAATTTTTCTTTTGCAGTTGTAAGTTGTTGAAGAACAGCAGTAGCAACAAGACCTCCTGCAAATCCTCCCATTTGTCCACCCATTTTCGTACCAATAAATCCACCAGCAAAACCAGCAGCACCTCCTAATGGACCTTGTCCAAATAACAATGGAAATGCACCACTTACTAAACCACTTTGTAAAGCACCACCACCCAATGCACCTTGTCTTAAGTTTCCTAAAAATCCTTGATTAAGGCCAGGAAACAATCCTTGTTTTTTTCTTATTTGATTACTTTTTATATTCAGTTCATTTTGTTTAGCTATAGCAAGATTTTGATTTTTTATAGCTTCTGTAAGAATGTCATAATCTCTACCACCTACTTTTACTTGCTTTCTTAAATTTTCAAAAGCTTCTAAAGCTGCCTCTTGTTGTAATTGTGTTTTTCCAATAACTTTTCCTGTTTTATTTATTTGTTGTGCATATCTTTTAATTTGTCCTGTAGCCTCTGCAACTCTGTCTCCAACTGGTCCTCTTATTGCTTTTCCTAAATCTAAACTCCTTATTTTACTAACACTTGTTTCTAATTCTTTTGCCTTTGCTGTTGCTTTATCAATCTGTGATAAGCCAATCGCTCTAAATTTTATATTTACACCATATTCCCCTGCCATGAGATTCGACCTAAAAACAAAACTTTATTTTAGTGTACCGCTTTTAGCGTTTTCTTGCTCGTGATTTATTTTTAGAATCTTCTATAGCTTTATCTTCAATTTCTTTTTTTAATTCAAAAAAAGCAACCCAATGAATTAATTCTTCTTGAGTTAATTTGTTAGATAATTCTTTTATAGTCATGCCTAGCTCTGTTGCTAGAAAAAACATAAAAAACCAATCATTTTTAGCTTTTTAAAGTTGCTTTCGCTTCCTCCAATTTATAAATATCGCCAGAATTTAACATTGCTAATTGAATATCTTGTAAAACTCCTGCATTGATTTCTCGTCTTAGTGATGCTTTATGACCATCTTGAAATAATCTTTTACCATCTTTATCTAATGCTTTTGTAATCATTAAATTTAGTGCGAACTCATCACCAGAGGCAGTGTCTCCAGATCTTGCAACAATTGATTCTCTTTCTGCAATAGTTAATGGATGCCAATATATTTCTAAAATTGTTTCATTTCCATCTTTTAATTCATATAAATATTTTTGGCTTACACCAAATTTATTTTTAAGAAGTTCAATAGCTTCCATACAATTATTTAAAGTTCTTATATTATACTAAGCATTAGCCGTAAATTGGCAAGATATTATACCGACAAAGTGACTCCTATCTTCAACATCTAACGGAGTTGGACCATTGATATCACGAACTTTTGGCGAACAGCTAAATGTATCAACATAAGTAGAAGTATTAACAGAAGTTAAGCCATCTATTACAGATTCACAAACACTAGACAATATTGATGTGCCTTTTGATTTAGGAACATACACATTACATTGAATAACACCAGAATAGTAATCTGAAGCTGCACCTTGATTTTGTATTGTTGATTGTTCAAAATCTACAGACATTAAAATATACTTTTTTGTCTTTCCAGGATTTGTAAAATGCACATTATCATAGACCATTAAGACAGTAGGATCTGCATCAGTTACTGAATCGGTAACTGCTTTTTCAAATGCTGCTCTTGTATTTACTAAAGTCATAATTAAAATTCAGTATATCTGATACCTACATTTCTTTGAGTTTTAGTAGATGTAGGTGAATTATTAAATGTTGTGCTACCTCCAAGAAATAATTTACCTTTATCTGTCATAGTTTGACTTATCATTTTTCCTAAAGAGCCTTGAATAAACATTTGTAATTTACCACCCTCTAAAGCATATATTGAATACTCAGCTTTATTACCAATATAAACTGCTCTTTTATAATTAAATGCACGTTTGACAGGGTATCTTGGTTGTATTACTGGATTTTTTGGTCTATTTTCTTTAACAGAACTTGCAAGAAACATTCTTGTAGCTTCTCTTTTTATGCCAGCCCAAGGTTGATTTTGTTGTATAAAATCTGTTGCTTTTACAGGACTTCCTTGTGCTTGCCAACTAGAAGCAAAAAATCCTGTATAAACTGGACTATGTTTTTTTGTTGATAATGTTCTATGTACTTTTTTTATAAGAGCATTAAAATCTCTAGATATTTGTTTATCTAAATCTTTTGGTAAATCACGAAGTGTTCTTGCAACCATTAGAACCTCACCAATAATGTGAACAGATAAGTCTGTCCACCTTTCTTAGTATCTATATCAACTATCTGAGCTAACCTATTAGAACCAGCAAAACTTAACGTAACTTCATCTTCAAGATCTGGCTGATTATCTCCAATAAGATCGGGTGTAAGGTAAATCTTTGCTTCTCTCATTTCTTGTCCTGCTTCTTCTTCTGATCTAACAAAAGATATTGGTACTTTTAAATCTGAATATGTTGTATCTACAGTAACTTGTTCTCCAGTATCTACATTATAACTAGAAACACCTTTTTTTGTATAAGAAATGGTGTGATCAAAAGAATCACCTAAAGTTGCTACAACACTTTTAGCAACACTTTTAAATAAACTATCTAATTGACCTGCCATTATCCTCTAACTACCCTCATCTGAAAAGTACCTGCTCCACCTAGCATATATGCTCCCAGATAACTTTGTAACCACGGGTAAACATCTAAAATATTATTTATTGATCCTGTTCCCTGACTTTCAGTATTATATTTAACTCTAAGATCACCAAGAGCAACTTCTTCAAAATTACCATCTTTTCCAGTAGTACCTGTAATAGCATCGGTATCATTTGCCAACGCTCTAGCTAATTCATATTGTGCATATTTAATATTGTTTGGAATAGTAGAACAACTCAATTCGACTCTATCTACTTGATAATTTGTTCTAGGAAACTTAAGTGCTTGATCCTCGTCACATCTATCTCCTTGAAATACAAAAGTATCAATCCATCTCGTAGCAGCTATCAATGATCTATTTTTTTGATCGTCTGTTTTATTAGTCCAAGTTGAAGAATCTGGAACTGTTTCAAAATAACTATTAGCTTCTGTCAATGTGACATAGCTATTTGCAGTTTCACTTTTTATAGTTGCATTTATGGT